CTTGGCGCATCATGTACATCAGGTCTTTGTTAGCGTCTGACTTACCAAACTGAACCTTGGCCCCTTTGCCGAGCACGGCATTGGCCGCTGACTGGGCGTCGAGGAACTCGCTTGGTATCTTGCCCTTCTCGATGGAATAGGGCGCGACAAACAAGCCGCCAGAGCGTGGGCTGTGGCTGACGATCATGCCGGGCAGGCGCTGGCCCAAGGCAATCACTTCCTCGTTGGTAAGGGCGCGGCCACCGGGGCCTGTGATCATCATCGAGGATGCGTCCTTGATGTTGTTGGTCGCCATAGGCACGAAGCGGTGGGCGGCCATAGCCTCTTGATTTAACTCTTGGCCTGCGGTTGCAATGTCACCACGCAGGGCGCGGTTGGTGCTCAGGTTGCCAGCGCGGGGCACATCGATGCCAACCATAGGGTTCAATTCCATTTGGCCTGCCTCATTGAGGTAGACGCCTTGGCCGGGGCGCTGGGTGGTCTTCTGTCCGCCCATGCGAGTCATTGGTACAGCCGCGCCTTCACCGATCATCTGCTTAGTGGCAAAGTCTTGGAACGGGCGGCCCTTGAACTTGGCAAGGTCAGGAGCCACGGCCTCAGTGGTCACGGTCGCTGGTGTAAACGGGCGACGGGCGGCGGCGGTCATGCTGTTGAGGCCACCTTCTACGCCACGAACTGCTTTGGGGGCCTTGGCAATTGCGGCAGGAGAAAACAGGGAGCCAATCAACTCAGTCACGGGCGCTTCGTTCTCGCCTTGAATGCCCATCTCTTTGAACTTCTCTTGGAACTCCTCGCCAGTGGGCGCGGGGATGATGTTGCGCAGTGGGAACTTGGGTTCGCGCTTCATCTCGCGGTTGTCACGATAAGGTGCGCCGGGCGCGGTTTTGGACTCGAGCACAGAGGTAGGCTTCTCTTCATACAGGCCGGGGATCAGTGTCTGCACCCAGTCTGCCAAGGCTACGAGGTCGCCGCCCATGCCCAATCCGGGTAGGTGGGACGCTACCTTCAGAGCCACATCGCGGCGGCCTTCTGGCGTGCTTAGGACTGCGCCTTCTTTGGCGGCTTGGTTTTTGATCATGCGGCCAGCCAACTCGACCATGTTCTTGTTGTTGCTAACAGGCATATCAGGTGCGCCAAGCGGCTCGACATAGCCAGCCTCTGCGTAGCGGCGTGACTTGACCTGACGCAGACTGCGCACAGGCATATGCACTTGGCCGCCGTTGGCTTTCTCTACGGCGTCATCCAAGTGGCGCTCGATTGCGGCATTGAGTCTTTGTGTGAATGATGGGGTCACGGTGCCTCCGTCTTTGTGGCCTTCTTTTTGAAGTCCTGTTAAGTATTTTTCGTCAACGAACTGTCGCGGGAAACCACGCGACAAAGCCCACGCATTGATTGGATCGTTAGGGCCATAGCCCTTCTCTTTGATGAAGTCGGGCGCGGCATTGCGAAACGGGGCAGGCTTGTAGCGTAGGCCCAAGTCAGTGCCAGTCACCTGTACAGGGAATGCCTCATTAAGGTCTGGCCGATGGATGATGTTGTTTTCCATCGTAAAGAAGTGAGGGCCGACATCGAATGTGTTTGCGTTAGCCAGCACCGGGTCAGTCTCGCGGGTCAAGATGCGGCTGATGTCCGATGCGTCCTCAAACTTTACGCCGGGGTTGGCCGCCTTGAACTCTTTGCTGATCATGGGCTTCTTGACACCAGTGCCCATCAAGGCGTCGCTGATGGCCGTGCGTCGGTCAAATGTCGTGGCAAGGCTCAATGCCTGCGGGTCAGTGATGTCAAAGTCAGACGGGAAGAGCGGAGCACCTTTGTCGCTGGTTGCTTGGCGAATTCGCTCGTTTATAAGTTTGACTTGCTCAGGGTGCACAGTGCCCTTAGCGTTGGCATCCTGCAAGTTTTTGATGGCGTCTTTCACCACCACGGTGTTGGACTTGTGTTGCTCAGGTGACCCAGCGTAGGTCGTCCAGATTGTGTTGTCGGGGTCGTTCTGCCTGATCTTCTTCTCGGCGACCGACTTGTTGCCAAATCCCCAGACAGTGCCAGCCTGCTTGTGCGGCTCTGAGTAATGCTGGAGGGCGGAGAAGCCAGTGCCACCCATATTGTTGCCAAAGACTCGGGAGCGGTCAGCCTCGGTGAAGTTAAGGTATTTGCCTTCAGCGCCAGCCGCGCCCAGCGCCTCAGACATCCTCATGCCGGGAGGTAGGAGCGGATCAGCAAAGTCAACGCCCGGCACACCCATGCCTCGGGCGCGAAGTGCGGCCATCTCTGCCTTGGTCAATCTGCTTACTACAGGGGCCGCCTGTTCTCCGCCTTGCATTAGGGCAGATAAACCTCCGGCGAGTTGTCTGTAATTAGGCATAGTTACACCGCATATGGGTTGACCCGCGCAGGTTGGGCATCGTAATAATCGTCATCATCATCATACCTTGGCTCAGGGTCAATGTCGAGCCATCCCATGTCTTTGAGCCACCTCATAGCCTGAGTGGCCGAGTCGACATAGTCGTCATGCGTTGAGTCAGGGAAGGCGCATATCTGCGACAGGAAGCCCTCCACCCAGTCTTTGACATAGCCCTTGTGCACCTCAGACTCAGGGAGCCATACGCGCTTGGCGACGAAGATGGCCGCCGTGATCTGGAGGCGTTGCATCTTGTCTGCTCTGCCGGGGTTGTAGCCACGCACCATGAGGTGGGCCTTCTGCAACTCTTGGATCAACGAGAGACCTGCGGCTTTCTCCTCCACTAAGATGAGGTCGGGGCGCTTGGCCTCCTTACCTTCGCCATAGGACACGCGCCACTCATCCTGCACGCGCTCCTTCAGTTTAGGGAAGGTGAGGTGCTCGGCCCAGCAGTCGATCAGGAGCACGCTCATAGGCCCGTCCTGCGGCTTAAACACGCCCCAAGTGGTCATGGCCGTCGGGTCGTTGTACTCCTTGTCGGTATAGGCGCAGTCGTAGGACTGGACGATGTACTCGAACTTGGGGAAGGGGCGGCCAGCAGGCCACATTTTGAACATCTCGCGGGAGACCACCTTGCCGTCCTCGAGGTCGACGATAGCCCCCATCACCTCCTGCTCATAGAGTTTGGTGCCCCTGTACTGCTCGAGTTGCTTCTGGAACGCCTTGTCGAGGTTGGCGGCGTTGTCATAGGTACTGGCGCGTGAGACCACCACATCGTCACCCTCGCGCCCTACTAGGTCGAGGATCAAGTCCTTTGGGCGCGGTGTCGTCGTCACGATCACACGAGGGTGGCTGTACGGTTTGTCATCGGGCTTGATACGCAGGCCCAGCATCATGTTGTCCCACGCCTCATTGGGGCCGAGATAACTGAAGGCGGCCAACTCGTCACACCAGCAGAACGATGAGTTGATACCGCGCAGGCGGTCGTATGAGTCAGCCGACACACCCCTGATCTTGGAACCGTTGGACAGTTTGATCAGGTGGTCTTGTTTGTTGTAGTCGATCACTAGCGGCTCAGGAATGCAGGCGAGCAGTCCGCTCGGCCCTTCAAAGCAGGTGAATTTCAGGTCACCCGATGTAGGGGCCAGCACCACGCTCATCGTGCCGGGGTGCGTCCATGCCCACCACCACAAAGCCTCAGCGGCACTACGAGTCTTCCCGGCTCCGCGCCCGGCCAGCATCAAGAAAACCGTGTAATCGGTATGTAAGTCTGGCGGTATCTGGTAGGCGTGTGCCCGCTGTATCCACTGGGCGTGTGCAACGAAGGCGAGTCGGTTGTGCTCTGGCAGGGTCTCAAACTCTGCCACTGTCTGTTCATCGAACAGTTCAGCCAGCACGCTTGGTCATCTCCATGTTGCGGATGATCTCGAGGAACTTGTGGGCGCTCGAGTCCTCTGTCTTGATGGCGGCTCCACCCTCCACACCCTCGACGGCCATACGGTCGCCGTACTTCTTGGGCTTGAGTTTGGCCGCCGTCCACTTACGGGCCTCGATGCGGTTCTTCTGCCACTGAATGTAGGTCACATCCAGACTGGTGCGGCCATCCTTGTCGGTGTACTCCGGCGGGTGCTCGTCAGCGATGGCGATGATTTCATCGGCGTTGGTGTCGGCCTGCTCCTCACGAGCGCGCGCGTATTGCTCCGCAAACGAGGGGTGGCGCAACAACCACTCATACACGGTACTCTGCGCAGGCATGACTCCTGTCTTGTCTTCTCTCAGTATCTGACGCAGGCTCATTCCCTCTGCCAGTAGGATACAGATGAGGTCAGCAGTGCGTTGGTTGAAGGTTGTAGGTGCTCCGATCTTTTTCGGGGTTGTAGGCGTCTTTGCGGGCGTCATGGCACCCTTGGCCTCTGTCTTAGGCTTTGATGGCTTGGCGGGCTTTGTAGGCCCCTTCTTGGCGGTTTCTGGCATGACCCGTATTCCCTTCGGTTCGGTTGATTGTCGCCAGTGTAGCAAACCTCAAGGGTTTTCGCCAGTAGGTTGTTGGACTCGATTCGGTCTTCGGCTCAGGCGCAGTGGAAAGCCAGAAAAATCTGCGCGTCGACATCCTCGATTGCTGGATTGACATCCAACACGACTGGAGACTCC